ATGGGAAAGGAGAGGCGGAGGACTCGCATTGCAACGAGCCTCGACGAACTGCCGGAAGAAATCAGGCTTCAGGTGGACGTCAAGCTCGTGAAAACCAAAACCTCCTATAAGGCGATATCTGACTGGTTGAAGGGACAGGGATACGATATCAGCAAAAGCGCGGTCGGGAGATACGCGCTCAGGATAAACGAGGTATCTCAAAGGCTGGTGGAAGCCCAGCGGCAGACGGAGGTACTTATCAATGCGGTCAAGATGAATCCTGATGTCGACTATACGGACGCTGGAAACATGCTCCTTGCGGACGGACTCGTCAAGAGGCTTGCAATGGCTGAAGAGGAATTCGACAATCTTCCCCTGGACAAAGCCGGACGGTTAATGACGGCCCTGAGCCGGACAAAGACATATAAAGACCGGGTGCGCCAGGATATGAAAAAGCGGGTTGAGCTCGCGTTCGAGGGCATGGAGGCTGAAATGATGTCTGCCATTAAATCAGACCCGACGCTCGCAAAGGAGCTGAGGGCTTTGCTCCAAAGAGCCAAAGAAAAGATGATAAACGATGATTAAACTGGATGAATATATCCGGCAGCTCGACGAAGAGGTCGACAACGGGACAATCCAGAACGTGGAATACCAGAAGCAGCTCTTTGAAAACTACATACTAAGAAACAACCAACATCGAGAGCTCAGGGAGAAGCTCCTGGAAGAATACCGGGCCGGAGGCGAGCTCACCGGAGAAAAGGGACTCAGGAAGAGGCTCGGAGCAATCGACCTCGGGTATTTCGGCAGGGCCTACCTTCCCCACTATTTCATCCGGGAATCACCAAAGTTTCATGAAGAGCTTGACGACATTTGGACAAAGGGCGTCATGAAGGGCATGAACCCCGTGACATCCAGGAAGGAACTCTCCAGGGCAAAAGGAATCAGGCGAGGAATCGCTGCTCCCCGTGGTCACGCGAAGTCAACGAACTTCACCTTCAAGGATACGCTGCACGCGGTCGTTTATGAATACAAGCATTACCCGATTATCCTCTCCGACAGCTCGGAACAGGCGGAGGGATTCCTGAACGACATCAAGACGGAACTGGAAGAAAACAAGGCAATCATTGAAGACTTCGGGAGCCTCAAGGGGAAGGTTTGGAAAGGCAGCGTCATCCTGACCTCGACGGACGTCAAGGTCGAGGCAATCGGCTCGGGCAAGAAAATCCGTGGACGCAGACACCGGAACTGGAGACCTGACCTCATAGTCCTGGACGACGTGGAAAACGACGAGAACGTCAACACGCCGGAGCAGAGAAAGAAGCTTGAGAACTGGTTTTACAAGGCGGTGTCAAAGGCCGGGGATACCTACACGGACATTGTATATATCGGGACTATTCTCCATTATGACTCTCTTCTCTCCAAGGTTCTGAAAAATCCGGGATACCAATGTGTCAAATATCGTGGCGTTATAAGCTTCGCGACGAATAAAGAATTGTGGGACGCCTGGGAAGTCATTTATACAGACCTTGAAAACCCGAACCGGGAAGAGGAAACCAAGGAATTCTTCGAGGCAAACAAGGAGGAAATGCTCGAAGGGACAGAGGTCTTGTGGGAAGCAAAGCTCCCATACTATGACCTCATGATAATAAAACTCTCCGAGGGCGATTCGTCCTTCAACTCCGAGATTCAGAATGACCCGATTGACCCGGACTCCTGCACATTTAACGAGGAATGGTTCGACTTCTACGACGAGGGCTCGGTCAACTTCTCCGACCCGGACTTTGTATTCCTGGGTTCCAATGACCCGTCCCTCGGCAAGAACAAGAAGAGCGACACGTCATCCATAATAGCGCTGGCGAAGAATTTGCGTACAGGATACATGTACATCGTGGAGGCGTCGGTCGAGAAAAGGAAGCCGGATACAATCATTGAGGATGCAATCGAAATGTCGAAGCGGCTCAAGCGGGATTTTAAAAAGCCGTTCTATAAGTTCGGAGTGGAGACGGTTCAGTTCCAGTCTTATTTCAAGGATGTCATGGCGCAGAAAAGCGTCGAGGTCGGAGAGTACCTCCCTATCGAGGAGATAACCAGCGTACAGAGCAAGAATGTGAGAATCGAATCCTTGCAGCCGTTCATAAAGAACAAGTACCTGAAGTTCAACGAAAAGCACAAAACGCTCTTGCAGCAGTTCAAGGAGTATCCAATGGGACGAAACGACGACGGCCCGGACGGCGTTCAGATGGTCGTCAAATTGGCTCTTGCGGTCAAGACAAGTACAAAGGTCGACTATAAGTCGGTTATAAGCAGAGCGCTAAAATTCAAGCATGGAGCGTATTGAGGAGGTGAGAAGCATTGGCAAGCAAGAAAAACCGGAACAGAAACAACACGGTCACAAAGACCGGAAAACCTGAGCTCCTGGAGATAGCAGTCGCCCAGGTATATGACAAATACTCCACCTACCCGTCCAACGGGCTGACTCCCGTCAGGCTGGCACAGATATTCCGGGAAGCGGACGCCGGGGACGTCATGCGTCAGATGGAGCTCTTCGAGGAAATGGAGGGAAAAGACACTCACCTTTTCAGCCAGCTCCAGACAAGGAAGAATGCCGTCACGGGTTTGGACTATGAAATAAACCCCTTCTCCGACGACGAGCAGGACAAAGTCATTGCCGAGTTTGTAAAGCAGGAAATCGAAGCCATTGAGAACTTCGAGGACATCATGACCGACTTGCTGGACGCAATCGGGAAAGGAATTTCCGTATCGGAAATCCTCTGGGAATATGACGAAGGCAAGACCTCCATCAAGGACATTAAATGGCGGCATCCGAAAAGGTTCTTCTGGGATACCGACGACATATTCAAGGTAATCACCAAGGAGAACCCGCAGGGAATCGAAATCCCCGAGAATAAATTTATCATCCACCGATACAAGGCACGGTCGGGACATCCCTCAAGGGCCGGAGTGCTCCGGGTGGTTGCCTGGATGTACCTCTTCAAAAACTATGATATCAAGGACTGGGTGAGTTTTTGCGAGGTCTTCGGTATGCCGCTAAGACTCGGAAAATATAACCCCTCTGCATCCGAAGAGGACAAAATGGCGCTCATGAGGGCGCTCGTCCAGATAGGCACGGATGCAGCCGGAATCATACCCGATGGGACGGAGATTGAGTTCAAGGAAGCCTCCAAGACGACGTCAATCAACGTATATGAGTCCCTGGCGCGGTACTGTGACGAGCAGATGTCCAAGGCGATCCTCGGGCAGACGCTGACCAGCGACTCAGGCGGCGGCTCCTACGCTCAGAGCAAGACTCACAATGAGGTAAGGCACGACCTGACCGCCGCAGACTGCAAAGCCCTGGCGGCAACTCTAAGAAGGGATTTAATCAAGCCCCTGGTTTACTTCAATTTCGGGGAGGACAAGAGAATCCCGTACCTCCGCTTTGACTGTGAGGAGGCCGGAGACCAAAAGGAAACGGCGGACATATACGAAAAGCTCATTTGCAATATCGGGCTGAAGATTCCGACATCCCATATTTACAAGAAGTTCTCCATCCCGAAACCTGAAAACGGAGAAGAGGTCGCAACTCCCCCGGCGCAAGCCGCAGCTCCCGCGACTCCCCTCAGTACGAGCACTCCTCCGCCCTCTTCGACTGAAGGTGTGGTCGTCAACAAGGAAGAGCCCGGAGTTATCACAGGGAACCAGGAGCAGGCCGACCAGCTCGCGGATGCATCCCTTGAGAAAAGCAAGGGAGTGTTCGAGAAGATATTCGCCCCGGTGCTCAAGCTGCTTGACGGGGCCGAAAGCCTGGAGGAGCTGAAGCTGAAGCTTGACGAGGAGAGCTACGTCCGGCAGCTATACAAAGAAATGGACGTCGAAGACCTCGACGAGCTGCTGCACAAGGCCATGTTTTACGCGGATATGTTCGGAAGGGTGAAGGAAAATGGAAAACCTGTTTGATTTGCTGACCACCGAGGGCTTTGTCTTCGAGGAGGCCGCGAAATTCTTCGGGGACAAGATACCCGTTTCCCCGTCCGAGTTTTACAAGCTGGCAGAGGAATACAGGATGCGGGCCTTCACGGTATCGGGATACTCAAAAATCCAGGTTCTCAAGAAGTTTCATGACGAGCTCCTGAAGGCAATCAAGGAAGGCACTACGATGGAGGAATTCAAAAACCGGATGAATGACTTCCTTGTGAACAAGGGATATGAAGGTATCACGAATTTTCAGGCGGACAATATCTTCAGGACAAACATACAAACGGCCTATCAGGTCGGACATTACAATCAGATGACCTCCCCCGACGTGATGAAGCTCCGGCCCTATTGGCAATATGACGCGGTCAATGACCGACACACAAGGCCGTCACATTTGGCAATGGACGGAAGAGTCTTCAGGGCGGATGACCCGATATGGGATACCTGGTATCCACCGAACGGCTTCCGGTGCAGATGCGGAGTGAAGACCCTGTCGGAGCGACAAGTCAGAGAGCAAGGGCTCACAGTGGAGACGGAGGCTCCCAGGGCGGCGGAAGTCAATGGGAAGTTTGTCAACATACTTCCCGACCCGAACTTCAGAACAAATCCGGCAAAGAAGGAGTTTACCCCCGACCTTGAGGGATATCCCGACAGCATGAAAAAGGCTTTTTACAGCCGGGAGCAATCCAAGGGCAAGAAAAGCGTTTAAAAGGCCGACAGAATATTATTCCCATAAAGTAAGGTGTTTATACCTGAATTCAAATTAACGGGCGTTATAACGCGTGCTAACGCGGTTAAAAACGAAAATAAAAACTATACGGTGAAAGCGTGGTGAGTGAATGGCAAAATTACTCGTATGCAGCGGAAATGCTTCAGAGGTAAACGGTGTTCCTGATGTCGTGAAGCTCTTGCCTCTCGGGATGGTAAAGTCCCAAAAGGGAGACTTCATTGTGGATGCGGAAAGCTTCGAGGCTATAAAGAACAGCTTCAAGGAAAGGGGGATTGATATAGTAATCGACTACGAACACCAGACCTTAGAAGACATTCAAGCTCCTGCCGGGGGCTGGATAAAGGACTTGTTCCTCCAGGACGGAGCGATTGCTGCAAAAGTGGAATGGACGCCAAAGGCCCAGGAATACCTCAAGAACAAGGAATACAGGTATCTATCCCCTGTAGTGCTTGTGAGGAAAAAGGACTCAAAGGCGGTGGTTCTCCACTCTGTAGCATTGACAAATACCCCGGCGATTGACGGCATGTTTCCCATTGTAAACTCAATAAACATTTTTGAATTTGAAGAGGAAGAAGGAGGAAATGGAATGGACATCATTCAACAACTCGCGGCTCTTCTCGGCCTCGGCGAAGGCGCTACGGAGGAGCAGGTAATGGAAAAGGTCAAGGCGCTGCTCGGAGACCTGGAAAATTTCAAGGCAGAGCAGCAGAAAAACGCAGACGCCAACGGCGGAGCAGGCAATAACGCCGTCGCAAACAAGGTGATTTGCGGACTTCTCGGAATTGACGAGAAGGCAAAGACGGAAGACGTCGCAGCCGCAATCATGGCCCTGAAGAATCCCTCCGGGTTTGTCCCGGTGAGCGAATTCAACAAGCTCAAGGAACGGCTCGACAGGAAGGACTCCGACGAACTCGTCGTGACGGCTCTCAAGTCCGGCAAAATCTCGGCGGCTCAGAAAGCATGGGCTGAAGAGTATGCCCTGAAAGACCCGGCAGGCTTCAAGAAGTTTGTTGAAAAGGCTCCCCAGGTGGTTCCCATGGGCGAGCTGGAGATTGAAGACAACAAAGACAAGAAGACACCTGACGAGACGACGCTGAAAGTCTGCAAGATGCTCGGCGTTTCAAACGAAGACCTCGAAAAGTACGGAAAGGACGTGAAATAACATGTTGACAGAAGGAAGAAACACGCCGGAAGTCATGGAAGGCAGGACTCTTTTGCTTCCGGTGAAGGGTGCGACAAAAATATTCGACGGCTCGCTGGTAGCGCTGGACGCGAACGGTTTTGCAGTTCCTGGAGACAACGTGGCGGGGCTCACGGCAGCCGGACGCGCTGAAGAGTATGTCGACAACTCGGCTGGAGCTGACGGGGCCGTCAAGGTCAGAGTAAGAAGGGGCGTTTTCAAGTGGAACAATGATGCAAACGCTCCGGTTACGGCAAAGGACGTAATGAAAAACTGCTACATCCTGGACGATGAAACCGTAACGGCGACAGCGGTCGACACAAGTGTTGCCGGGAAGGTCATCGGCCTGGAAGACGACGAGGTTCTCGTCGAAACCATATAACAAGGGAGGATAAAAAGACATGATAGTTAATCAACAGGCTTTGAGGGGCATCTTTACAGGGTTTAAGACCATCTACGCAAAGGCGTTCGACCAGACAAAAGTCCTCTGGGACAAGGTTGCAACAAAAGTCCCCTCCGAAACAGGCGAAGAAAGTTACAAATGGCTCGGTAAAATACCGAGGATGCGCGAATGGATTGGAGATAGGCAGATTCAGAACCTGAGCGCCTCCGATTACACCATCAAAAACAAAGACTTTGAGGTGACTGTCGGCGTTGACCGCAATGACATTGAGGATGACAGAGTCGGCCTCTATACCCCGACAGTTCAGGACATCGGGCAGAGTGCGGCAACCTTCCCGGACGACCTCGTTTTCGGACTCCTGAAGGACGGATTCGTAAACAAGTGCTATGACGGGCTCCCCTTCTTCTCTGATGCTCACAAGGTCGGCAAAAAGACGGTCAGCAACAAGAGCGACAAGAAGCTTTCGACGGATTCCTATGCGGCAGCAAGAAGCTCCATGATGTCCCTGACGGATGAAAACGGAAAGAGCCTGAAGCTCATTCCCGACCTCCTTGTGGTGGCTCCTGGAAATGAAGAAACCGGAAGACAAATACTGCTTGCCGACCAAATCAACGGCACAACCAATGTTTACAAGGGCACGGCGGAGCTGCTGGTTGTCCCTGAGCTCGCTGGAGCTGATACGGCATGGTATCTGCTTTGCACTTCAAGACCCTTGAAGCCGCTCATATACCAGGAGAGAAAAGCGCCCCGCTTTGTAGCGCTCGACCAGGAAACCGACGACAATGTCTTTATGCGCAAACAATATCTCTACGGAGTGGATGCAAGGTCTAACGCCGGATACGGCTTCTGGCAGATGGCCTATGGAAGCACTGGCGAAGTAGTGTAAAGGGATGATGTATTATGCCTTATTGCACAGTCGAAGAAGTCAGGGGAATGATTAAGGACGACGCCCTCAACACGCTGATCGGCGACGAGTATATCGAAGATGCAGCTCTCAGGGAGGAAAAAATCCTCCCAATTATTGAGGAGGCTATCTCGGATGCTGACGGAGAGATTGACGGGTATCTTGCAAAAAGGTATCCCGTCCCCCTCTCTACCGTACCAAAGGTCATCAACAAGTTTTCAAAGGACATGGCGGTATATAACCTCTTTTCCCGAATCGGCATTGACGAGGGAGAGAAGGAAAAGAACTACCTCAACAGGTATAATGCGGCGGTCAAGTTCTTTGAGAACGTGGCGAAGGGCGTTATCGACATCGGCATCACGGACAACACAATCAAGGCAAGCCAGGGCTTTTCCCTGAGCTCAAACAAAAGGTTGTTCTCAAGAGAAAGCATGAAAGGGATGTAAGCATGTACAGCATACGGCTTGAGGGGGATGTCAGGAAGCTCATGAAACGGCTCAGGAATCTAAAAGAAGCCGACATCAAAGGAACGAGCAGGGCATTGGCGGAATCCCTCAGAACATCGACGAGGGAAAGGTTCAAAACTGAAAAGAGCCCGGAGGGAAAGCCCTGGAAGAAATCAATCCGGGCCTCCCAGGAAGGCGGCTCGACGCTGACCGACAGCGCCGCGCTCAAGAACTCCATCAAGTCAAGTGCTGACAACTCCGGCTTCGCGGTGGGTACAAACAAGATTTACGCAAGGACTCACCAGTTCGGAGAAAAAGGACGGAAGATAACCATTAAGGCAAAGACATCAAAAGGTCTTGTCTTCAAAATCGGTGACAGTTGGATTCGCAAAAAGCAAGTCACTGTCAATATTAAGATTCCGGCCCGTCCCTTCCTCGGCATCAGTGAGGACGACATGGAAGAAATCAAGCACACACTTGAGGATGTTCTATCGGAGGAATAAAAATGATTGGACAATGCAGGGATTACCTGTGTCAGAAGCTGCAAGACGCAGGAATCAAGTCTAAGATTTACACCAGCATGAAAAAGCTCAAGGCTTCCCAGGAGAGCCATATCGGAGCGGTACTGTTCGAGGGTGACAACTTTACCCGAAGCGGCTCAAAAACAATATTTGTGGATGACGGGGGCGTCAAGCAAAAGAGGATAAAGATTTTCGACAGGCAGACGGCTTTCGTGGTGGTCATCGGGGAGTATGAGCAGGATAAATGCGAGACAATCTTTGAGGACTTTATGCGCTCCCTTGATAGAGGCATCGTGATTGATGGCAACTTTGCTCCGATTGAGGCCGAGGAGGCGGAGTGGGTGGACGAAGAAGACAGCATCCTCAAGGCGAAGGTTGCTGTCCAGGTAAAAGTCAGGTTTGACGGAGGAATCTATAAAGACACGGGCTTCAACAAGGTAAGCGAATTCCAGATTGAAAATATTGAACAAACGTAAAGGAGTAATGATATGGCGGCGAATAAGATTACTGACGCAGACAAGGCTCATGGACTCTTTGACATCCAGGAGCTCAAGCAAAAGCTGAAAACGCCGGACTCCATTTTCCAGGGTGTAGCAGCCGCCGAGAAATGGAGGCCGGGAAAGATGGTCACTGAAGACGAATATAAAAAGGTATTGGACAATTTCCTGAAGAGTCCAATCAAAGGAAAGGAGGTAAAGTAAGGTGTTAAGAGACGTTAATACAACCATAACGGACGGAGGTCTCGGAGCGAGCACTGCAAAGGGCGAAGGCGTGCATTTCAAAATCGGCGTCTCTCCCATTGTTTCATCCGCGCCGATTATCATCACAGGCACTATGAACGCCGATAAAATCCGGGAAAAGCTGGGCCTCTCTCCTCTCGCGGACGCATGTATGGATAGCGTGGAAAACGGCTCGAACCTGATATACTGTATCCCTGTCGTGGCATCCGTGGACGGGACTGTCGGGGAAATTGTAAAGCAGGTGACCGGAGGCGGGGATTGTACGGTCGCGGGCAAGCCGAACAACGCCTATGACATCATAGTGAAATTCACGGGCACAGGCGGATTCAATGCGGCAGTCCTGAAATACTCGGTTGATGGAGGGTACTCCTACTCTGACGAAATCACTCTCCCCCTGACGGGCGCGCTGGTGATTCCTCAGACCGGATTGACATTCAACTTCACCGAAGGCGCTGACGCCGCAACTTCCTTCAAGGTCGACGACACATATGAGGTAAAGACAACCGCCCCTCAGATGAGTAACCAGGACGTGCTTGATGCACTTGCAAAGCTGAGGAATACAAGCACTTCCTTTGAGTTTATTCATATCGTCGGGGAGTCGACAAAAGCTCTTTGGGCTGCGGTATCGGCGGAGATAGTGACTCTCCGCGAAACATACAAGAAGCCTTTGTTTGCCGTACTGGAAGCAAGAGGGATTCTGAATACCGAAACCATTGACCAGTACATCCAGTATCTGCTTGACGAACGGAAAGACTTGCAGAATTACGACATTCAAATCGTAGCCTCAAAGTCACTGTATATCAGGATGGACGGCGTTACTCAGGAAATCAACAACGCGGGCATCGTATGCGGCCTATACTCAAAGGCAAAGGTGCAGCAGTCCATCGGCGAAACGAAGTCCTTCAGCATTTCAGGCAAGATGCTCTCACTCCTTCCTGAAGGAATGGAGGATTATGTCGGGATACTGGATGAAGCGCAATACCTCACCTTCAGACGTTACGAAGGGCTCAGCGGCTATTATGTAACCAACGCAAGGATGATGGCCCCTGAAGGCTCGGACTATAGATACGCCGAGGATGTCCGGGTAAAAAATAAGATTATCCGGGAGACAAGGAAAGAGGCATTGATGCAGCTCCAGAGCGACGTTGATATGGCAGATGTCCAGGGAAGCCTTGAGACAATTGCCAAGTTCATTGAAACGCCCCTGGACGAAATGGTCAGGTTGAAGGAAATATCCTCCGCAAGGATTGAAGTTCCCGAAGACCAGGACATTCTCACGACCGAAACCTTGAACGTAATTATCAGATTCGTACCTGTCGGGCATGTCCGGGAGATAGATATTGACCTCGGCATGGAAAACCCCTTCAGGGTACAGTAAGGGAGGCATGAAGAATGATTATTAACGGGAAAGCCTATGATTGGAGCGACGTTTCGGTGAAGCTTCCGGGCATAGAGCTTGAGGTGCAGGAGATATCTTACGATGACGGCCTGGAAAAGGAAGTCGTTTACGGCAGGGGCCAGCGTCCCCGCGGCTATGGCGAAGGGAACTACAGCTCCGAAGGAAAGCTCAGCCTGCTCCGCGACGATTACGACGACCTCTTGCAGTATTGCAAGAACAACGGCGTCGGCTTTTACAAGCTGGTGATTCCAAAAATCATCGTAAGCTATGCCAACGAGACACAAAGGACAAAGACCGATGTCCTGAACACGGTCACGTTCACCAAGACGAGCCATAAAAACGCCCAGGGAGACAAGTCCCTGAAGGTTGACCTTGATTTTATCATTGTCAACGGCGTCGACAGAGACGGCGTAAGACCTCTTTAATACGCCGTTAGTCTCAAAATAAATGACAAATTGGAGGAGAAAGAGCATGAAAGAAGTGGAAGCAAATAAAGGAACTACTGCCGAGGAGTACAAGGCAAAATACGGGAAGGTGTACCGCGTCGCCGTGACGCTTGAGCCGGACGACTCTACAACATTAGACCTTGAGTATTACTTCAGAAAGCCCGTTACGGCAAGCTATGACCGTTATGTCAAGGGAGTGGCTCAGAGCTCTACCAAGGCCCTGAAGACATTCGTCCTGGACAATGTTGTCGAGGAGCAGACGGCGAAGCTTGAGGCAGACCTGGAGGAATATCCGGCACTTGCCCTGAGCGTGGGCGAGAAACTGCTCAATATGCTGGGGTTGTCTAAAGACATAAATTTAAAGCAGCTTTAGAAGAGCAGCTCCGGGAGGTCAAATGCAATTATGTTGAGGCTGGAATGCTTGAAATACATAGGTATTTGCCTCCTGCTTTTCTAAAGAAAAATGTTGGAGAAATGGATATCGACGAGTTTCTGAGGGCGCTCGCCCAGGCGAGATATATCCAGGAGCTCGAAGAGAATGTCGTGGCAAGGGCGGTTTATAAGGTGTTTGGAGATTAAAAGAGCCGACCCATTTTAGAAGGTCGGCTCCCTGCGGAGAATCCAGCTTTTGTATAAAATTGTTGCGTTCCGCGTCCCTTTCCAGAAGCCCTCCTTCTTCTTGTCCAGGTGCTTTCCTACGTTATTCTGAAATCCCACCCAAAGGCAATAAGGGATTGAATATATCGTAAGGGGAACATAAATAATGACAGCAAGGCCAACTCCTAAACACAGGATGAAGATAAGAAGATGGAAAATGAATAAAATTACTGCCACGATATCGCCTCCCTTTTATCTAACTATAGCACATTTTGGAAGAAAAAAGCAACAGGGGGTGAAAAGGTATGAGCTTGGAATCGGTTTTCAAACTGTCGGTCATAGTCAACATGATTGACAATCTGACAGGCCCTATCGCAAGGGTTAACTCAAGCGTCGACAACTCGGTCGGAAGAATACAAAAACTAAATCAAGGCTTTGAAAGCATGGCAAAGACCGGGGCGGTAGTGGCGGGCGCTGGGTATGGAATAGCAAACGCGGCTCTTGCCCCTGTAGAGGCGACGTTTGAAACGAAGAAAGCTCTCGGAGAATTGGCTTCACTCGGTGTTAAAGACTTGAAATCCCTTGAAAACGCGGCAACGGACTTTTCGGACACCTGGGCGGGCACAACAAAGGCGGACTTTATAACGGCAGCATATGACATCAAGTCCGGTATATCCTCCCTGTCGGATGAAGCCGTCGCAAAATATACGGAGATTGCGGGTATTACAGCCAAAGGAACGAAATCAAGCATTGCCGAAATGACAAGCCTGTTCGCGACAGGATACGGTATTTACAAGGACTTTTACAAGGATATGAGCGACATCGACTTCGGGGAAATGTTCTCCGCCGGAATAGCAAAGTCGGTGCAGGCATTCAAGACGACAGGCTCGGGCATGGCCCAGGCGATTCAGACAATGGGTGCAGCGGCGACGAGCGCAAAAGTACCGATGGAAGAGCAGCTCACCATACTCGGAATGCTTCAGGCGACAATGAGCGGCAGCGAGGCCGGGACAAAATACAGGGCCTTCCTCCAATCTGCGGCAAAAGCGGGCGAAGAATTGGGACTGAAATTCACCGACGCCAACAACCAGCTTTTATCCATGCCTCAGATACTTGCGCTCCTGAAGGGCAAGTTCGGGGAGACTATGGATGCAGCCGAAAAGATGAAGCTCACGCAAGCCTTCGGGACGGATGAAGCCGTCAGCCTCATAGACTTACTCTACACCAAAACAGGAGACCTCCAGAACAACATATTGTCCATGTATGACAGTATGGGACAGGGAATCGGAGTCGCTCGCGATATGGCAAACGCAATCAACGCGCCCGAGGGAGAAAAATTCGTGAGGTTGCAGCAGCAGATTCATAACGTGGGAGAAGAAATCGGCAACCAGCTCCTCCCTACCTTCAACAACATGTTGGGTAAAGGAGAGCAAATACTTGAAAGCGTCAGTAAATGGATAAATAAACACCAGGAGCTCACCAAAATACTGACAATTGTCGTCTTGGCTTTAGGCATGTTTCTGACTGTTGCGGGTAGTTTAATTGCTATTGTTGGAGGGTTAGGACTTATTTTCTCTAAAACAATGGCATTCGCAAACGGTTTCAGATTAGCGATTAAAGGCATTCTCGATATGCTCTATACGATGCAGATTCGAGCCCTATATGCGGGGGATGCTCTCAAGGCCGGGTTCTCAAACATTAAGAATCTTGCCAGCAGCGCCGTAACGGGGATTAAAAACGTATCCATGTCCATTGTGAGCATGGCGAGAACCGCCGCCATAAACGGAGCGACGGCCCTCAAGAACATGGTTGTCGGGCTGGTAGGCATGGCAAGGCAGGCCGTTACAACAGCGGTCACGGCAATGCCCGGACTGATTGCCTCGGTATGGAGCTTTACAGCGGCTCTCCTGGCAAACCCTATCACATGGATTATTATTGGCATCGTGGCCCTCATAGCGGCAATCATTCTCCTATGGCAGAATTGGGACTCGGTGGTCAAGTGGATTCAAGGCGTTTGGAATGGATTTGTAAACGGCATCAAGGCAGGGTTCGACTGGATTATGAACCTGTTCTCAGGTATGCCGACATGGTTACAGGTGGCAATCGCAGCTTTTATGCCCTTCATCGGGATTCCGCTGCTGATAATCAACAATTGGAGCTCGATTAAATCATTCTTCTCCGGGTTGTGGGCTGGTATAACGGACGCCTTCAGGAGCGGAATTGATGGTGTGAAGAACTTCATCACCGGGACGCTCGCATGGTTCAGGGAATCGGGCTCAAAGATACTGACAACCTTCACGGACGGAATCAAGAGCGCGATATCGGCTCCCATAGAGGCGGTCAAGGGCGGACTGCAAAAAATCAGGAACCTCCTCCCCTTCTCGGATGCTAAGGAGGGGCCGCTTTCGCAGTTGACGCTTTCCGGAAGAAGAGTGTTTGAAACCGTTACAACAGGTATGCGGCAGACACAAGACCTCCCGGCAGATACGACGGAGCAGGCGTTCAATCAGATGGACTTTACCGCCCGCGACGGCGTGAAAAAGATTAACCTCAAGGAGACCCTGAAGGAAAGCAACAACAGCAGCACGTCGGAGACGACCGAGAAGGACAGCGGCAATTATATTGACAAGTTCTATATGTCGGTGGATATCAGCAAGCTCAAAGACCTCCCGACGCTCTTCAAGCTCCTGAAGGAAATCGAAGACTTTACAAACAGCAACGGGCCGAGCCCGCTGCCTGTCGGGGAGGGATAACCTTGATATATGTTGACGAGAGCACGGTAAAAGTGGGAGGAGTCATCCTCCCCGGCCTCTTCAAAAGCATCGACATCAAAGGCGAGGCTCAGATTGAAGAGCAGCAGGTCGAGGGGAACACGTCGAAGCCAAAGCAGGCAAGCGGGTTCGAGGATGCAAAGGTTACTCTGGAACTGGTTCTTGAAGACGGCCCGACAAAGACAAAGCTCCAAAAGCTCGCGACGATTCAAAATCTGTTCAAGAAACCGGGGCAGTCAAAGCCCGTGGTTCACCAGATAGTGAACGAGCATACGGCGGCAAGGGGCATATCAAAGGTCATTTTCAAGTCCCTGCAAACCAAGGAGGAAAACAAAAACAGCCAGCTATCGGTCACGATTGAGTTTTGGGAATATATCACAATGACCATTACAGCAACCAAGACGGCAGCGGCGAACGCATCCTTGAACCAGGACTATCAACAGTATTTGAGCACGAGCAGGGGCTCGGCTCCGAAGACTACAAACAAGACATCACAGACAGCAGCACAGGACAACGCACAGGGGCAGGCTTATAAAAACAAGCTTGCGGCAATGCCTTATTGAAAGGTGGTCAGGTATGGAAACAAACGAATTATTTTACCCTGAAATCAGCGCAAGCGTCGGGAGCTACAACTTCAGCCAGGGAATTGAGATTGAAGTCTATTCCTCCGATTCCTCATATTTCGATTGGGCCAAGGTAAGGTTTACACAGCAGTTTGAGGACAAGGTGACTTTCGCCAGGAAGGACAAGGCGGTGATTGAGCTCGGGTACAACGGGGTTTTTGACGAGGTCTTCGAGGGATATGTGGTAAGTCCGTACAATGAAGGCAGCTCACAGAATGAGATTACCCTCAAGGACGATATGCTGCTGCTTGAGGAGACGCTTATCACGAATACCTTCCTGGACGCGACGCCTCAAGAAATCCTCAAGTTTTGCCTCGGCAAGGCCGGAATCACAAAGGCGGTCATATCCTCTAAGGTATATCAGAAAAAGAAGACCGTCCCGGTGTTCAGGAAGAATGTTATCTCGGTCATTGAGGAAATTCATTCCGTTTGGGGAATCAAAGAAAAGTTTTTCTTCTCGGAAGGCGTCTTCTATTGGGGCGAAAAGCCGGAGCAAACCAAGGTATATGAGTTTGAATACGGCGTAAACATCATTTCCCTGAAGAGAGCAGGCGGCGTATGGGAGCTGGAGACTGTATCGACCCCGTTCATCAAGCACTCGCATAAAATCGCCGTCACGCATCCAAAGGTATCGGGGGAGTTTTATGTACAAAAGACGGTCTTCTTGACCAATGAGACCGGATTTATCAGGACATACATTTATTTTTAAGGGAGGGACTGCAAATGCTTGAGGCAATGATGAGCGCAGCCATAGACAAGAAAATAAAAACCGAATACCCTCACCTTGAGCTCCCTGCCGCCGTATATGCAAAGGTAACAAAGGTGCAGCAGCTCTCCGAAGGCTATGAGTACAACCTCAAAATCCTGGACGAAATCAAGGAAGTCAACGAGAGCTTCCCTGAGATTCCGGGGGTAATGTCGGAGATTGCGCTTGAGGCCGGAGACATTGCAGTCGTTCTCCTGCTATATGGAAAGCTGAATGTCTTTGTTGTAGGGAAGGTGATTTGATGGCTGGGTTATATGATACGGATATCAGGCTGGACTCCTCGTGGCAATTGACGCCTGCTGCAAATGGAGACACTCCTCTTGTATCGGGACTTGACTGTCTCTTCCAGGACATACAGCTTGAAGCTCTGACACAAGAAGGCGAGCTCTTCTACGACGAGACATGGGGATGGTCGCTCCTGGACTTCATACAGTCCCAGGACGACGACATCGTGAGGCTTGAAATCCAGCAGAGAGTCAAGGATAAGCTCAAAAACAGGAGCGAGATTGATACCGAAACCATAGAAACAGAGCTCGCTTTCGATAGCGACATGATAAGCGTCAAGGTATCGTTCAAATTCGTAAATGACTCTCAGACTTATCAATTAAACCTTGAGCTTGACAGGGTTAAAGTGGAGGTGATACTCGTATGATTGACGAAAAGGTACTGGATGAAATCCTCCCCATTCCCGACACGGAGGAATTAAAAAATTCAATCCAGGAGGAGCTTTCAAGCGAGGGCTTTTCGATAACAAACTTCAGCTCGGGCGGCATCTTCTATACCCTGCTGATGATACTCATTCAGATTAGGATTGAGCTGGTGAAGCTCCTGAGAACTGTTGTAAACAACATGTTCGTCTCACATGCTCAAGACATTTGGATGGAGCTGAAGGCGGCGGACTTCTCCAAGAAGAGAAAACAGCCGACAAAGACAAAGGGCTATGTAACCATTGAAAGGGACGTTTCAGGGAACGCGATAAAGATTGCAAAGGGAGACGTCTTCAAAACGGAGCAGGACATCAACGGCGAGGAGCTCCGGTTCCTGGTGACTGAGGATACAATCCTGCAAAAGGATTCATTGAGTCAGAAGATTCCTGCCGAGGCCGAGAAGGAAGGCTCAAAATACAACGTGCCTCCGGGGCAGATAAATAAGTCCCTCACTCATATTGAAGGTATCGACAGGATATACAACGCTGCCGACTGGCTTATTCAGGAAGGAAGCGACCTGGAGGACATCGAGAGCCTGAGAAGCAGAACCTTGAATTCATGGGCAGAGCTCTCAACCTATCCCATCCGGGATAAATACAAGAATGTTTGCGAAGGCGTCGAGGGCGTCCTGTTTGTCAGGGTTGACGACATGCATCCGCGAGGCCAGGGGACTATCGACATCATCGTAACCTCGACGGCAGGAGCCGCAACTCAGAGCCTGCTTGACAAGGTAGCAGCCGAGGCCGACACAATCAAAGGCCCGTATGACAATTTGCTTGTAAAATCCTCGGAAACCGTACAACAGGACTTTGAAATTGTTATTTATATTGCGGAGGATGCAAGCGACGAGGGTATTATTGAGAAGGGCGAAGCAATTATCACTGATTTAATGAAAATCAGCAAGGACAGGGAGCTCAACACGCTTTATCGGGATGATATCATATACGCTTTGAAGAAAGACATCCAGGCATACAAGAAGGCCGACATCATTTCTCCTGCTGCCGATGTGATTCTGAGCAATGACAAGGTTATTATACTCGGCCTGCTCAATATAACCGTTGGAAGGGTGTAAGGGTATGTTTGAAAAGTTTCAGGATTATATGTATTACCTTCTTTATGGGCCTCTCAAGAGGATTGCCAAGGTCAAGAACCAGTTTTACATCCTCTTCAAGGTGTTCGGAAAGCTCTTTGACCAGACAAAGCAGGACATTTTCAGAGTCCGTGAGGAGTCAATGGTTATCAGCGCAAGCGAAAAGATGCTTGAAGAGCATGGACGGGACAGAAATATGAAAAGGCTCAAGGGCGAGGATGTGGAAAACTATAGGATGAGGCTCTCAATGAAGAATATCATTGCCGAGACGGCGGGAACCAACGAAGGCATACTTCTTGTACTCAAGGCCCTCGGGTATGAGCAGTCGCGAATTGAGCCGTTTTACATCCATGACCCCGAAAGATGGGCCGAATTCACGGTTTACCTGTCGTCAAAGCAGCAAAGCGGCGTCAACGACATCACCATAATAGACAGCGAGGTCATGAAGGTAAAGCCTGCAAGCGGAAAGCCTTCCTACGGTATAGAAGAATCGACCGGAATTCAAGCAACGTCGAGCTTCAAAGACGGCTTTTCAAAATACCCGCTATGCAATAACCTTCTTTGCGGCGTGTGGCCTTATAATAACGACAATGTCGGATACTTGCTTGTATCAAACCTGAATGAGGAATCGGTATTCGACAGCGGCAGCTCCTCTTATCCTATGACCGGAGAGCTCGCTGCATCCGAAAGGCTGTACCAGGAGACGGACTTTGTCCAGCTTAGCAGGGACAGCTCAATAATGCAGGCAGGGACGGAATTCAAAGGGAATACGGTAAGCTATCCCCTTTGCAATCAAATAAAAGCAGGAGAATATCCCAATTAAAGGAGGCTTGAGGAATGAAAACATTAACCCCGGTAGGCATTAACAAGCAGCTCGCGAGGCTGAAGGATTCATTATCACATGCAACATATCTGCTGGATGGTCAGCAAAAACAGGTCGACATCTTCATGACGGAGCTGGACGGCAATCTCATAAAGATATTCGTCTACCTGGACGACACGGTCTCGGGGACGGTCGACAAAATCAGTTTGGTTGACAAGGATGGCGATGTGATAGCTCTTGCAGACAGGCAATTTATAAAGCCTCAGTCAAAAGGGCTGTACTCGGTCTTTGCATATACATTTACAGAAGTGGAGGTGAGCGCGTAAATGATTCCGTATAACATGAAGCAGTGGAAAGACCATATTGTGGATGAAGTGACCCAGGAAGTGATTCAGGAAGGTACTCCGGTCAGCGCTTCAAACCTGAACAATATGGAGACCGGGATTCTCGGGAACGACGGCTTCGCTTCGGTGCTGGTTCAACAGGCAATGCAGTTTAAAAGAAACATAGCCGACCTGGAGGGAGAGCTGCAACAAGTCAATTTGACCAATAACCAGGAGTACCCATTCAACAATTCGGTGATAACCGTCGCCCTCCTGAAGGAGAGAGACACTTTGAATTACCGGGTACTCACTGAAATTGTCAGCTCTGTCGGAATTGTCGGGGACATCGTGATTTACGACAAGGCAAAGAACGGCTTCAAAATCAAGTACACGGGTAGCGCAACAAGCGCAACAATAAAATGCTTCATTCAAGGAGGTATGTTTCAGTAATGGCTAACGTAATAATCAAGAGCAGCGAGAGGCAGGAAATGACAAACAAGGTCTTAAAGGACTTTGGACACAGCGGCTCAAGTGCTGACAAACAGACGAGAGAATACGCTGAATGCGTGGCTCAGAGGAGCCATGAAGCAATTAAAAGAGCGGAGGTGTCGAGAAAATGGTAAATATTGTTGAAAAGAACGAAGGCGAAAAAATCAATATCGTGGTCGACGGCACAAAGGTTACTCTCGAAGAGTGCATGACCCTTGACCTTGAGAAGTACGAAAGGGACTTTGACGTCCATATTGACATTTGTACCAATGAATTCGGGTTCCTGACCTTCGGCCTTAATGAAAGGTATGCCGCGCAGATAGATATTCCTGCAAGGTCTTACAATACCGTAACCGACGGCGAAGACGAGGAAGGAAACCCGAGGGAAATACAAGTCCCGGTTCCACTGGATATGGACAAAGTGACAATAACTTTATGGGCTAAAGGAGGCGCACAATAATGAACTTCGATGATATGAAACTGGCGGTTGAGGCTTTATCTGGAGGCAAGAATACGGTCAAATTTGACGATATGGGACTCCCTTCAATCATGGTGAGGATTCCCCTATTCAACAACGTTGATGTAATGGCTGGGGGAAGCAATACGGCTCACCCAATGTTCATTATAAACGGGGCTCAAATACCTGAAGTATTTATATCCAAGTATCAGAACATCGTCATGAATGATAGGGCTTACAGCCTGCCATATAAAGACCCGAAAGTATCCTTGAATTTTGACAATGCAAAGCTGTACTCGGAAAACAAGGGCGCCGGATGGCACTTGATGACAAATGCCGAGTGGGCCGGAGTTGCTCTTTGGTCAAAGAAAAACGGAACCATGCCGAGGGGTAACAATAACTATGGAGCTGACTATTCAACCGCTCATGAAAAAGGCGTAAAGACTTATAGCGACGACGGCGTGAGGACTTGCAGAGTCGCAACGGGCAGCGGCCCGGCGAGCTGGGCACACGACAACACGAATGAAGGTATATTTGACCTCAACGGTAATGTATGGGAATGGGTAGGAGCCTTGAGACTCAACAACGGCGAAATACAGGTCATTCCTAACAACGACGCGGCGAGGATAGTTGACCAGACAGCGGCAAGCGCATTGTGGAAAGCAATTATGCCGGACGGAAGTCTGGTAGCTCCTGGTACAGCCGGGACATTGAAGGTTGATTATACGGCGGCTCCTGCGGCGGGTACGGCTAATTTCCAGATATCAGACTCGATAGCATATCCGCAGCCTGATGATACGGCATACGGTTACAAAACATTTGAAACACTCACAGCAAAAGCAGGAGTCAACATACCGGAAATTTTAAAAGCATTGGGAATGTTCCCTCTTGATGCAAATTGCGGCGGAGACGGTTTTTACTTCAGGAACAACGGGGAAAGGCTTCCGATTCGTGGTGGCCGTTGGAGCAGCACCTCCAACGCGGGCGTGTTCGACGTGTACCTGCACAACCCTCGCTCGTATGTGTACACGGACCTCGGCTTCCGCTCCGCTTTTGTTAATCTGTAATCTGTTTTCTGATAATCTGTAGGGAGAGTGGCAACTCTCCCTCGGATTTGGAAAAGTGAGGTTTAAATGGAAGAGCTGAAGATATATCAAAAGGTTTATGACATGATAGTTTACGGGAATAACTGCTTGCTTCAGTTCCCCAGGTCGGAAAGATATGCACTCGCAACCGACATCAAAAAGTCGATGTATGCATTGCTGAAGCTGGTCATAGAAGCAAACAAAAAATATTATAAAAAGATTACCCTTCAGGAAATGGACATCGAACTGGAAGCATTAAAGACTTATATCAGGATTGCAGCAGACCCGAAATTCAAGTATTTAGGGCTCAAACAATATGAAAACTGGGGCAAGATGCTGAGTGAGATTGGACGCATGTTGGGCGGCTGGATGAAAGCGGTCAACAAATAAATATTTGAAACTATGGGGGATGAGTCTATTGAGCTTCCGATTCGTGGTGGCAATTGGAACAACACCTCCAACGCGGGCGTGTTCAACGTGAACCTGAACAACCCTCGCTCGAATGTGAACACGAACATCGGCTTCCGCTCCGCTCTACTCTCATAGTCAAAGGCTATAACCTCATGGGGTTATAGATAGTACAGAGAGAATAAAGGGACTCATTTCCCTGCCGACGAGGCAAAATATTGAATTGCTATAGAAGCATCAAGTAAATACTGAAAGGTGCTACATATAGCGAAACATTAAGGATACAAGGGGATGCACGAATTGTCTCAGAAGATAAAGGAAATATATCCGAAAATCATTGATTTTGAAAACCTGTATATATCAGCCCTTGAGGCAAAGAAGGAAAAGCGCTTCAGGGAGGAAGTATTGAGATTCAACAGCAATCTCGAAGAGAATTTGATTATTATTCAAAATGAGCTTATATATAAAACCTACAAGGTCGGCAAATATAGGCAGTTCTATATTTATGAGCCTAAACAGCGGCTTATTATGGCCTTGCCTTTCAAGGACAGAGTTGTCCAATGGGCCGTTTACAGGAACCTATATCCAGTCTATGACAAGCAATTTATCTATGATAGTTATGGATGCAGAATCGGAAAAGGCACTCACAGGGCGGCAGATAGGCTTCAATACTGGTTGCGGCAAGTAGACCGCAAACAGCAAAAGTATTATTATCTCAAGCTCGACATATCAAAGTATTTTTACAGGGTAAATCATGCAATACTGCTTGATATACTAAGAAAAAGAATCGAAGACAAAGACCTGATGTGGTTACTTGAAACCATAGTCGACAATGAGGATGTTCCTTTCGGCCTCCCTGCCGGGATGGAGGCCGACCAGTGCTCGGAGGATGACAGGTTATTTGATACAGGAATGCCTATCGGCAATTTGACCTCCCAGCTATTTGCAAACGTATATTTGAACGAGCTCGACCAGTATGTAAAGAACGACCTTAAAATCCATTACTATATCAGGTACATGGATGATATAATAATACTGTCTGATGACAAAAGACAGCTCCATCAAGTCAAGGAGGATATTGAGATATTCCTGAAGGAAAAGCTCGCCCTTGACCTGAATAAAAAGACGGCAATCAGGCCCATATCATGCGGCATTGAATTTGTGGGCTTCAGAATATGGCCTACTCATAGGAAACTTAAAAAGGGTACTGCAAAGAAGATTAAAAGGCAGGTCAAGAAGCTTCAGGAAGCCTATGAAGACGGCTCTATTGACTTTGAGAGGGTAAATGCTTCAATGCAGTCTTATCTCGGCGTTATGAAGCATTTTAACAGCTATAACTTTAAAACAAAACTCCTGAATGATGCTATCTTCCGAAGGAACGAAAAAGCGGTCAAACAGGAGCGTTATTCGCAAAATAAGTGA